AATGCCAAACATAAAAACAAACCAAAAATCATTAAAAGAAAATATTATAAGATATATCCAAGGTGATTTACGTAAATTAATATTTATAAATGATATTTATAATAAAACGCCGAATTTATTAAATAATGAAATCATAGAAAATATATTTCAAATGAAATCATATAATGAAGATTCAAAAAAAATTACGCAAGAATTGATAGAAAAACCTATGAAAATGGAAGAACACAATAAATTTATGAATGAGACAGATAGAACAATAGTGGCATTATTATGGCATGAGAATATAGTGGATGTTTTATCATCAACATCGCCGAATAAATCATATCCATTTTATTTGAAAATATTAGATAATATATGCTATGCGGATTATATAGATAGAATTACTTTTCAAAATCAAATATGGCAATTCAATGAGATGAGTTCATTGATGAAAACGTTTTATAACAACAAATTATATCACGATTATTTCCCAGAAAATAAAAGAAAACCCATAGAAATACGATTTACAAAGGTATTAACAAAATATTCTACTGAGTATAATAATATTCTATTTGTTTACAATTTATGTCAAGAATTGGATATGGATAAAAAAGATCTATTATCATTTTTTCAAGAATTACGATTACAACACGGAGAAGAATTTTATAATAATATTGAAAAAATCAATGATATTATGAAAATATTTGAAAATTATAATATTACCAAATTGGATATTAAGCGAATATACCGATATTTAGATAAAAATGTAAAAAAGGATGTTCAAATAAATATGGAAGAATATGAAGAGGATGATGATTTTGAATAGAAATGTAATTACACTGATTACCAATTTGAAAGTTCAAATGATTGTGTATTTATTTATAATAATATTGTATCATGTCAATCGTTAGACTGAAAAATAAAATAAAAAATCACAACATATTTCTTCAAAATCGCCTTTCTAACTTTACAAATCCACCGATGAAAACCGGTGATTTGTATGTAGAAAATAATGAGGCAGTCAATGGAAATTTAGACATTTCTGGAAACCTTACTGTTAAACAGAATTTATTTGCAAATAGTTACTATGCGACAGGTAATTATTACTTGAATAATTATGTTTTGATACCAGCTGGAACAATTATACAATCCGCTTCAATAAATGAACCAAATGGATGGTTTGATTGTGATGGTCGTTCACTGAATATTGATATATATAGTTATTTATTTAACACAATCGGATATACATACGGCGGAAGTGATACAAGCTTTAATATTCCAGATATTAGAGGGCGTGTTTGTGTTGGCGCTGGTTTAGGTAATACTTTAACAACACGCAATTTAGGGTCTATTGGCGGAGAAGAAAATCATACAATGACTGTAAATGAAATACCAAGTCATACACATAGTGGAACAACTAATATATCAGGAACACATACACATAGTTCAAATGCAAATGGAGGAACATATGGGCTTGCTTACTCAGATGGTAATAATACAGTTACTTCTGCAGATGTTACAAGTGGAGAATTGAATGTATGGACATCACCAGTAGCCCTAACCATTAATAGCGATGGAAATCATAGTCATACTTTCACAACAGATAGTACCGGTTCAGGTACTTCGCATAATAATATGCAACCATTTATAGTAATGCGTTATTTAATCAAATATTAGTCAAAATATTATTATACAATTATAATAATATTTTTTATCAGTAAATTTTTAATCGTCTTCTACAGTAAATTGAGGAGTAGTTTTTGAGAGATTTTCTGTAATATCCGGTGTAATAATAAGAGTTTCTTCACCTACAATTTCTTTTTTAACTTCTGGTTCCTTTTCAATTTTAGAAACAGATTTTCGGTTTAATTCAATAATTTTCATTTGTAATTGAACAACCATTTTTTCAAGTTCACTAACGCGTTTAGTATAATTTTCATTTCTTTCTTTTAATTCACCTATAAACTCTTGTTGTTGTTGCATAATACTAACAGCTTCTTGTGGAGAAATAATTACCGGTTCTTTGCCTGGTTGTTGTAAAATAATTTGGTTTGCGTTTTTGGCATTATATTCTTCTTGTGCTTTTTTCAACATTTCTGCACGTTCAGCTTCGATCTTTTTAATTTGTTCTAAGACATCTGGCTTCATTTTAGGTAATCCAGGCTCGTAGTTTTCAAGTAATTTATCGATTTTGTTTAAGAAAAAATCTTTAATAGGGTCTTCATCTTTGAATTTAATAAAATCATTTACGGTTTTTGGCGAATCCTTCAAATAATCTGGATGTGGGTTTTCTAACATTTTGCGTTTATCAAATGTGTTATGCTCGTGTGAAAAAACCAAAATGGTTTTCATTGGATCCAATTGAACAAAAGGAATGGTATAATCCTTTAAAAAAGCACGTTCTTCTGCTAAAGCAGCATGGTCTTCATAACGAGTTTGTTTTAATAGTTCAGCTTTAAATGCGAAAGTTCCAGCTGTAGCGTGGTTTGGCCCATAAGGCCCGCATTGAACCATTCGATTCAATCCTTTAAAATAAATATAAATTTCACTTGAACCAGCACATAAAGCCTCTTTATTACCTTGTAATTTTTCTACTGCGTGAGAAATTCTATCTGGTGGGTAATAATCATCATCATCCATATAAACAATAATAGAACCTTTGGCGTGTTTGTGCATGTAATTACGTTTTGTTCCTAAAGTAGTTTTTTCAGGTAATTCAAAATATTTAATTTGTGGTATATTGGATTTATCAACTAAATCTTTAATTTTATCAGTTCCATCATCCACAATAATCCATTCGATACGATCCTTTGGATAGTTTTGATTACGGAAGCAGCGAAACATATTTTCAATGAATGGTCGTCGATTGAATGTAGGCGTACAAACACTTACAAATGGATATGTTGGTTTTTTCTTTCCCATTTTTATATATTTTATAGTTTTATTTTTATGTAGTTATTTACGAAAAATATAATTGTATATAATTATATTTTGTAATTTCATTTATTTGATGTCTGTGCTATTGGAAACATTCGTGTCAGTTGGAATAAGATTACTATATTCTTTACCTGCATCATTGAATGTATCTGTTGCAGAACTAATACCAGAAGTAGTTTCTTTTAATGTGTTTTCAGCATTTTCAGCAATTGTATTTACATTTTTGACAACTTGAGCAGTTTCGTTGATTAAAGGGCCAGCTTCTTTTAAAATTGGTTCCAACATCTCTTTACTTACATCAGTTATTATATTCCTGAGTTCTTCAATTAGTCCATTGTCTTCTTCATCAACATTCTTTTCTAAAGTAGGAATTTCAACTACATTTATTTTAAATTCTTCATATATTTGTGCTGCAATTACTGTGAAGAAAATGATTATCAAAGTAACTGTAATAGCATTTAAATTTATTTTCAAATTACTATTTTTGATATGGTTTGCAGTATTATAATCAATAATAGCAAAAATAAACATTACAAAAAATGCAATGTTCAAAATATTACTATATATGAATTTATCAATAGCTAAATTGAAGAAATTTTTAACAGGGCTTTTTTTGGAACGATTATTGTCCTTTATATATTCGTTAATCTTTTGAAAAATGGTTTTAGAAGCGAATGACAATCCTAAAAATTCAAAAATACCTACATTAAATAATATTCCAAACATAGATTGATATACAATATAAAACGTGCATAATATACCAGCAATGGGGACACTTACAATCATTAATACTATAAATCTCAAAAACGCAGTAATAAGACTAAATGGAAAACTCATAAAGAAATCAGCAAATGTATGGAATGTATAACCGGGTGTTTTTTCAAGATAACCATAAGTATACGTACCGCAAAAATAACCCAATAATAAAAGAAAAAACATCAAACCTACGAATAGATTTTTTGTATTACCAGTTAATATATCTTTTAAAAAGTTTAACAACCATCTGGTATAATATTGAAAGAAACATAGCATCAATAGAAACACTACAACAAAACATCCTTTTAAGTTGAATAATATTGCACTGATTTTGGGAATTTTTTCCATCATAATATTTTGTAAA